TGGCGCAGATTTTCCATAGCCAGTTTCTAATGCAGACTGCGCCAAAACCAGACGCGGATCTAAACCCGTGCGCTCGCTTACCCTGCGAGCGTATGGCATCATGGCCTTGAAGAACTCTTCTGGTGTCATCAGAACGGCAACGATTTAGGCTTAAACATGCTTGCGCCAAGCTGCAGATAGTTGAACAGGCCCGGCTGCATTGACTTCGTTGTCGTTGACTGATCTGGCGTAGCCCCAAGCGCCGCCAATGGCGCTGCGAGCGCTGCCTGCGGTGCGCCGGTGTAGCCAGCATATTGCGCCTTGGCCGCGTCAATGAGCGACTGCTGCAACATCTGCTGCAGTAGACCCTGCTGCATCTGCTGCTGCTGGATCGCCTGCCCTGTGCCGAATGCCTGCTGGCCAAGCCCCGCGAGCTGCTGAGCTGCACCCAAACGCGTTCCCATTGCAGCCTGCTGCGCCGCCAAGTTTTGCGCCTGAGCGGATGCCCGCTGCTGCGCCGCGTATTGCGCCGCCGCCGTCTGAGCGCCGACATCCTGACCGGCGAGGCCAAGTGCAGTCTGGTAGCCCTGCTGGCGCAGCTTTGACGCGGCGTCTAGCGCCTGCTGCCCGTAGCCAAGCCGCGTTTCTGCCTCGGCAATGCCTTGGCGTGATCCGCCGAACGCGTTTGCACGCTGCGCCTGCGCGCCTTGCAGATTTAGCGCCTGCTCCTGCGCGGAGCCAATGTCACGCATCGTCTGCTGCACGACTTGGCTCTCATACGGGTTGGTGTATGGCGCGAGGCTTGTGCCTGCGATCTGCGATGGCCGGTAGGCGGTCGGGCGTATGCCCATAGGCGTGAAGCCCAGACCCTGCTGCGTCGCGCCCATTGCCTGCTGCAATGCGCCAGCCGCTGCCTGATTTACGTTAAACTGGCCCTGCGGCGCGAGCGGCGCGTATTGCGCTTGGCTTGGCTGCGGCATGGGGCGTGGCTGCTGGCCGAATATGCCGCCCTTCGCTGGCATCGCTGGCATCACCGGTATCGCTGGCACGTTGCTAATTGAACTGCCACGCATTCCGGCGCTTGGCATCGGCGGGCCGCCGATCGCCTGCGCTGCTGGCATTGCGACCTGACCGCCGCCCTTTGCACCTTGTCCAGCCATTATGCTTCTCCTCGTATTGCGCGGGGCTTGAGCATGCCGCACACGCGGCTAAACGGCTCGCCAATCGCCATAATAATTTTGCCGACCACATTCGGCTTGTGCTTCTCTGGGCGCTGCCTATGCGCCATCTCTGCCGCCCACGCCTTAACAATGGGCCACATAACTGCGCGAGCGACTTTGGCCCCGCGTGTATCCTTCTGTATATACTCAGCCAACGGAGCAGCCCACGCGTGATAGCCTTCCATAAGCTCAGGATCATTGCGGTGCAGCCACACGCCGTAACGTTGATCCAATCGCCAGATTTCGCGCGGCAGGTAGCCAAGATTGTAATATGCGCAGCATAGGATCTTCTCCACACCGCCGCCGCCTGCCGAGCCGCCTTCTACATCCTTGCCGCCCTTGAAAGTGTATGACCCATCGCCGGTTGGCGTCAGGGCATATATGTTTGAGCCAGACGGCGCTGTGCCAACGATGGGGGCGGTGTCAACGCCGATAATCGGCCTTCCAGCGCCACCAAACGGATCAAGCCCCATGTTTGCCTCGGCAGCTATTTGCGCTGGGCTTGGGGCAACCGAAATCGTCGGCTGTGAGGCGGTGTCAGCGCCAGTGATCGGCCTTCCAGCGCCGCCAAACGGGTCAAGCCCCATATTTGCCTCAGCAGCTATTTGCGCGGCGCTTGGGCCGTCTGGGTCGTTAAACCCAGCAGCACCGCCCGCAAACATCGGATCGTCTATGCTTACGGGAGACATGCCCGCCGCAGACATGATCTTTTCACCTGTTGACGGCAAAATGCCAAGCGCCTCGCCAGCGGCACCGATAAAGCCGCCTCCCGCCAAGAAGTCTCCAATATTCCCCGCAACGCTTTCGGGGGTGCCGACTATGACATTGCCCTGCGCGTCAATCGGGAAGCCAGCCGCGTTAATCTTGCCCTGTTGGAACATAATTTCGTCAGCGGTCTGCCAGTTATCAGATCCACGGCCCATGCGGGTCGCGTGGAACTGCATGGCGTTATCTCTGTCTGACGGCGATGCGTTGGGGTTCATCGTCATCGGGCCGGAATATTCGCCGGATTCTGCTCTTGCGACGGCCAGCTGGTTTTGCCGATCACGCTCACGCTCCTGCGCACCTGTCATATATTGGCCATAGTCAACGGGCTGCTGGACGCGTGATCCGACTTGGCCGGTCACGGGATCAATGAAGAAGCTGTCGATAAACTCTTTCTGCGCTGGTCGTCTCGCCGCAAGCTCGGCAACAGACTGCTCGTACATTGGCGCGGCGCTGTAGCCAGACACGCCGCCCGCATATTGCGTTGGCGGGGCCATGCCGCCCATGACGTCTGCCTGAGACATCTGCGGCCCCAAGCCAAACGCGGATGCAACGTCAGCGGTCTGCTGGAAGCCCGCCTGCTGGAACGGCGTAAACGCGGCAACATCTGGCCCGTAATATGGAACGTATCCAATCTGGCTGATGCCTTCGGCCTTTGCCAAATTACGGCGCGCAGCCTCTTCAATGTATTCTGGGATCGTAACTGATGACGTTTCTGACCCGCCCTTGCCGCCTGACATTATTCAAACTCCTTCACATATGAGGCGTGCAGTGGCGTCCAGCCATGCGCCTTCAGTGGTTTCTTCCAGCCAAACCGGCCCGTCATGGTCAATGCAGAGCATCCTTGCGCTTTCGCCCATGCTATCACATCTTCATGCATTTCTAAAATCTGATCCAACTCGCCGCCGCCAAGAAACACGTTTAAAACTTTCTTCTTCGGATATACCACTATTTCGGTCACTATGCACCCCCTCGGCGTGGGCCAAAGCTGCATCGTTCCCTTGTATATACCTTCGGCCACGTCGATGAAGTCATGCGTGCCGCCGGAATACTCCAAGGCAGACTCAATCCAGTCGCGGCATCTCTCCAGCTCTTTATCCATGAAGCCTCGTAATTGCTAAAGTTGACGCGGGTATCGCTGGCACCGGCGAAGACGCTGCGGTGTAATTCAGAAAGCCTTGCGTGCTGTCGATCATGTAATTCACTTCCAAGTAGTCATTCGCCGCAAGCGTGAATATCTGCGTGCGCGACGTGACCAGCGTGGCGTTGTTCTGGTGCAGCGCAGTGGTCATGCCGCTGTTTGCCACGTTGGTGCCGTTGACGCTTGGCCAGAAATAGAAGTGAACAGTGCTGGCTGACGTTGATGATATTTGCGCCGAGAACGATACAACATATTGGCCCGCCTCCTCGAACACAATGCGCGACGCTGGCGTGCCTTGCGTGATGCCGTCATTGCCGCTGGGCGCGTCATATGTGAGCTTGTACGCCGTGTTGGCGGCAACAGGCGTGACGTCTGACGTCAGCATGAAATCTGCGTGGCCGTCTTCCAGCACAACTTGCCGCCACTCGCCGTTTTTGCTGACAACGGGGTATTCGTTTATGCGATCCCACATCAACACGCCATCTTCTGCCGCGCTCTCGTCGCCCGTCTGCTGCACAAGCGGTGATCGCGTCTGGCCAAGATACAGCATCATGCGCCGCGCCCATGACTTCCAGTCATCGCCCTGCGGCTCTGGTGCGCGGTACTGCTGCGTCATCTACGGCCTCCGGCAACAGCGTCAAGCCGGTTTATGCCAACCCGCCAGTCGGCAAGCCGTGCGCCGTCAACGCGCATACGCACCTGACGGCCCGTGAAGCGCATGCTGGTGGGGTTTGACATGCTAAACGGCCCGTATGACCTCTCGGTGCCGTTGGGATAGAAACGCGTCTTAAACGTGGCACTGACATCGCCCTGCGTCTTCTCGTCGGGGATCATCTCCGTCACGCTGACAACGTTATCGCCGGAGCCAAGCATGATGGGGCCAGTTTCCGCAAACGGCGTCAGGCCGCCATACTCAAACCCGATCTCATGCTCGTATATCTTATTGTCAGACGGGTCGGCCATCATGGGCTGACGGAACGTGCCTGCGTCTGTTCCCGCCGTACGGGATAGCGTACCGATTGACCACGTATTTTCCACGTAATTATATGCCACATAGCGGTCGTTTTCCGTGGACGCGCTGGACGGATAGAACCACCACACCTCCCCGTATTGGCCGTTTGACATGGCAAACGCTTTGCTGATCTGCGCGCGGTTGATGTCGTTAAACACGTAGTCAGACACGTCGCTCTGGATCTCCTGCACGCCGCCGCCTGTGTAGGCGTAGAACGCATGCACGCCCATCCAGAAGCAGCCGACGTCCACGTTGGCGTATGCAAGCTTTGCAGCCAACCCGCAGGAAGACCCGACGCGCTCGATGCCGTAGACGTATGGCGGGCCAATGTAGTTGGCGACATGCGCGTCACGCGTCGTCAGAATAAGCGTCTGGCCGCGCACGGAAACGCCCGCCATAATCTCGCCTTCGGTTTGCAGCTCAAGGTCGCCAGCCTCGTTTGTCGCGGCAGGCGTCCACGTCGTATTATCTTCGCGGTCAGACCACTGCACAAGGCGCGGATTGCCGCCAGCGCCAAGGCAGAATAGGAAGCGCTCTGCCGTGACGACGATGCTCTTGTTATCGACAGGCGCGTTGGCGACTTGCGCGGCGACCGCGCCGGTGTTTAGCTGCCACTCGTAAACCTTGCCGTCGTCTTCGTTATTGGCCAGAAGATACTGCCCCCACGCCTGCAAGTTCCACGCGGTGGCTGGCTGAATGCGTACAGTGTCTGGCCGCGCAACGCCGTATGCGTAGCTGCCAAA